ACGTTGACCCGTCGTAAGCCAGGCACTGCGCACACGTCCCTGAATCGAGCGTGGCCACTATCTCCAGCCCGAACACGACTGCGCTGTTGGCCTTGAGCACAGCGTTGCGCGCATCCATCGCGGTGCGTTGCGCGCCCGAGTGGACCAGCGACTCTGCATTATTCAGCGCCGCGGTGAACGGGCTTGTTGGCGCTAACAACCTGGCCACCAGCTGCTCCACATCCTCGCCAGCGGTCATGCCGGCGCGAACCGTTGCAACCACCTTAGCCGAAGTGTCGGCCGCCTGAGCAGCCCACCAATCAGGCACAGCGTGGCCGCCGATCTCCGGGTCGGTCACCGTCAACCGCGGCGTGCGGACCAACTGAGACCCCATCTCTTCGTTGATGGTGGTGACCACGAATTTGGCCTCGATCTGCGCCAGCTCCTGCGTCGCGTCTTTCGATGCTGCCGCCAGCTCGGCATACGTGGCGTCTATCTCCGCTCGTGCGGCGGCTATCATCTTTGCGTACTCGGCTTTACTGGTTAAGTTCGTGGCCGTGATCAGTGCCACTACGAAAGCCGCCAGTCGGCGCAGCCGGTCTTTGGCGTCGTCCGACAGGCCGTCCGCGGTCTGGACCAGACGAACTCCGTGGTCAACAAACAGCGCGGCGAGCGCGTCTGATGCGTTAGTCATTCAGCTGCGCCGCTACCGAGCTTGGTGGCGTCCTTGGCGGGTTCACTTGCGGAGGTGGCATGAGTGCCGCTTGCGGTAGCGGCTGCGATTTGATCCGTTCCTGCTCCATTTCCCACGTCACGTTGGTGTCGTACACGTCGCGGCGCTGCATTGCTTCGTAGAACGACTGCTGGGACAGCATGCCTGTCGTCGTGATCTGGAACAGCAGCGCTTCCTGGACTGCGTCGTCGGCCGCCAGCAAGAAGTCCTTGTAGACGATCATCGTACCCGGCTTTCCTGCGACCGTTCCCCAACGGGCCATGACTCCAATGACCTGATTCAGCGTGTCCTCGAAAACGCCCGTCAGCGACTGCAGCTCCGAGCGCTGCTGGCTCGTATCGAGCGTGGCCTGCGTGGCCGTAGCCTGCCCTGGCTTCTTCACGAGCATCTCTGCACCGAGTAAGCGCATTTGCTCTTCAAGGTGATCTATCTGCGTCTGGCCAGATCCGACCGCCTTGCCTGAGTGCTCAACAAACTTGGCTTCCGCTCCTGACGGCAGCATTAACGCAGACTTCGCCGCTACCGTGAGGGGAGCCGTTCCGTCATCGTTTTTCTCAACCCCAGTAACTGTGAGGATCGGCACGGAAGCCGTATGGAGTACTGAATAAAGATCAGACGAAACTTGCCAGTGTTGGATGTTGATGTCGGCTATATCGATCAGCGGCGACTCGGCGGTCATAAACCCCGTGCGCCCCGTGTAGAACGTGATGATCGGAATCGCCTTCATCGAAGTTACGCCCGAATTCACCTGCTTCCAGACTTCGTTCTCGGTGTCGAACTGCCAGATTGACCATTTCCCTGGTTCAAGCACTCGCACCTGTTCAATCGTCTTTACGGCAAACGGACCTACATTGACTTCGACGTGCTCCAAGATCCGCAACTGGGTCAGCGTCTCGACTCCGTTGCTCTTGTCCGAGCGCCACCCCAGAATCATTTCCGGATGGACATGAATCAAGTACGGCCGAGCGTTGATCGCTTTTTCCTGCGCGAGCGTCTGGATACCTTCCGTTGTCGGGTAGTCAGTCAATACGTGAGTCAGGCCATACCCGAGCGCCGTGGTGAAAAGCTCCTGCGCGAAAACGTGCATACTGCGGCCGGTTAAGTCGATGTTCTCGAACCACTCGACAATCTCCGCCGGCATATCATTCGACCAGGACACAGGCCGCGTGAACGGCTTTCCGCCGAGGCCAGACACCGTATGAGCAAACGCATTGAACAGCACCGAGGTCTTTACCCGATACTGGTAATCGTCCGGCTCTTCCAGCCGCCATTTCGGCAAATACGTCACGCCCGCATTCCGCATGGCATTCGTGCCGCCGAGCAGCGTGGTGACCTTGTGCCAATTGGTCCGCATGTCCATGACGGCTTGCGACGGTGTACGCACGTCGTTGACATTGCTCTCCAGCTGCCCCTGAATCTCTGGAGTTACGCCTTCCGCGCTTGTGGGTCCGATCAACGGCATTAGATATTCAGTCCTGTGACAACCATTGTTTTGCGCTTGGTGCTGCAGCGATATCGCAGCACATCAGCGATGTGGTCCTCGGCTTCTGTGTCGAGGTCACCATCTTTTGCTTCGTTCCGGGGCAGGACTGGCAACGTGCGGATTGTATGCCCGCACGTAGCAAAAACATAGAGTCCTGGCAGTTCATTTCCTTTACCTTGCTGCAACATCTTTCGGAGTACTTCCCAACCATTCTTGCGACTGCCGGGCGACTTGTCCGATTTCGTCCAACGGATATAGTTCGGCGCACGCGCCATGTCGTCCGCAATGCTCGTGTTGTTGATCACGTCGCTGATCGCGTTGTCGGCCGGCCCCGGATGCACGATGCGACGCATCTCCACGTCCCGCTGCCGAACACCGCGAGCAATCTCGGTGTTGATCATGCGGCAACCCTCGTTCGGCTTCCCGTTCCAGCCGTACCATTCCGAGATAACGAAGATGGAGCCGCGCGGGAAGTGACGCATTGTGCCGTCAGCCAACACAGCAGGTGTGCCGTCCGACTCCGCGAACCAAAGGACAGCGAATGGCTTGGACGTGCCCCAGTCAAAGCCGCGGTCGATACGCCAGCTCTGAGGTATGGTGAATGGCTCCAGAACGTGCTTTGCCCGCTCCCACACGTCATCAAACATCCCACCTGCTACGATGTCCCAGTCGCCGTCGCGCATGGCGCGGATCAGCGATTCGTTGCCCAGCCCTTCCAAACGCTCTATGTAATCCGGATCGGTCTCAGCCAGCGTCGGGTTATCTGACAGTTTCGCGGGGATGTACTGGCGCAGCAGGCCGCCCTCCTTCTTTGTCTGCTTGCGGATTGTCATGGGCGAAGCCATGTCGACGAATGCCGCCTTTACCCAGTTGTGGCCCATGCCGCCTGGGTTCGAGCCACTAATCACGCGAGGGAACCTGCCCTTGTACTCGTCCGGCACGCGCAGCGCTCCGAGCCGCATCCGGCCGCGCAGGTAGCGATAGATCGACTCGGTAAAGTGAGTCAGCTCGTCAATCATGAGGACGTGTATTTCCGCACCTTGGTACTTGTATTTGTCTTTCTCGTACTGGCAGTGACATAGGAAAATCTTCGCGCCGTTCCAAAACTCGATGTAGTTCTTGCCGTAGTTGATCTTGCAGTGCTTGCTATCCACCAGCTCTTTGAGCAGCATCGGAAAGCCGGTCACGCCTTCCATGTGGTTCTTAGCCAAGTCGTCCGACAGCCTGCGGAAGATGTAGACCTGCAAGCCCGGAATGCCGAAGCACCAGATGATCGCGGCGCAGCGCATCAGGTGCGACTTTCCACCTCCGGCCGCTCCACCGTAAAGAATCTCCGTGGCGATGCTGAGAAACGCGTCTGTCTGCCGCTTGTGGAGATTTAAGTCCAAAGTTCCTTAAGTATTTGTTAAATATGTTTAGGATTACTATGTTTAGCATTCCTGATGAATAGTAGTGCTACTTTTCAGTAATCCTATTTGTTCGTGATCCTAATTATTTTTATCGTGAATTTTTTGCTTGAGCAAATAACCTTCCAACGCCCAAATCTTTTCGCGCGCATTCTTGCGAGCGATGTCGCGGCCAATCTGCGGGTCGAAGTTCTCCGGACTCGCACAGGCGCTCTCCCCGGTCACGGTGAACCCGTTGCGGAGCACGATGACGCAGAAGGTGAGCAAGTGCAGTGGGCTTGCTGGACACGCGTGACCGGCAAGCGTGTCCACGTCAGAATACCTCTGGTGCAATTCGAGTCTCGCCATTGCACCTTCAACACCGTGCTCAGCCGTGAAGAAATGCTCGCTGAAAATCACCGCATCGATATGGGCCGGCGTAACGCGCGGCGCAATCTTCCCTGCTTGTACGATTGCGGCTTCGGTCAGCTGCTCACCGGTGCGCGACGTGGTGGCGACCATGTTCATGCTTCGGCTCCGGCCGGCAGCTCACCGGTCTCGATGTACTTGGCGAGCTTGTTGACGCTGACCATGTAGTCCTGAAGGGCGCGGCCTGTCGGACTCAGGATGGACAGCGCTTGATTGCGAGCTAAGCGGCTAACTTCGGATTTTGTTTCTTGTTTTTCCGCCTGACCTTTTTGGAACGACATCCACTCTGCGTATGGGCCGCAGGGAGCGATAGCGTCG